CAATAAGCGAAGGTTTTGCGAACTTGTCGCTCTTGTTGTGTCTAAACTCACCCCAGTATTCAAGAACTTCTATTTTCCCTTCAAACTTTTTCGATTCTGTCTTATTTTTCTTGTTCCGGCTGGCAGTAGAACTAAAAGAAGAATTTTCATCTTTCTTTTCTTCTTCTTTTTTCTCGTCAAGCAGTTCTTGTATTTTTTTCTTGTTCCGTTCGTAATTGGGATTTTGTGCCAGTTCTTCTAAAGAACGGTAAGTGCGATGGATAACAAACTCCATCTTTTGGATGTCGGTATTCGTGGCCGAACGCGGAATGAAAAAATCGAACAAGGACAGATTATAAAATACAGGACCATCGTGTTTTTTATACTCGTTCGTCTGCGTGATTGTTTCAAATTCTCCAGTATCTATCGCTTGTCCAGTAAGAGGATCAATGCCAATAATAGGTTGGTCAACTTCTTCATCAACGTCTAAAATATCTGTTTCCCATGCAACCTTCATTACGGCAGTTCCGTATTTTCCAAGATTTCTATAGTATTGAATTTTAGCCGGAAGGAACCCCCCACAATCAAGCTGATACTGCGCGTAATTCGTTATTTCTTCCGCAGCGGGCTCGTCGTCTAAATTACGACCTTCATAAGCAATATACGGAGCTTCTCCAAGCATCGTCTCCGTCATAGTATCTACAAAAGGCTCGACTTGCTGAAAACCGAGAGGAAGTTCTAAATTAGCTCGTCCATAAGGAACATTGGATTTGGCTGCACCTTTGGTGTAAAGGCGGTCAAAATAAGTAAATTGTTTAAATTTTTCACAATAAAAAGTTTCTGAGTCTTTCTTTGCCCCACAAACCAAATCAATAGCACGTTGCTCTACATCAGAAACATCTTCTGTTTCTTCCTTCGGGATTTCGTTGTCGGTTTTCTTTTTTCGCGCCATATTAGAAAGGGTATTCGTCCTCTACGAAATTTTCTCCACCAAAAGAACCATCAGATATAGGAAATCCTGTAGATGTGTCATATTTAATATTAGAAACATGAGAATTTTTAGTAGCAACAGAACCTTCGATTATAAGTCGGGCTTGTTCCCAAGCTAGGGCTAGAGCCATGACTCGATCATCGTGGGCATTTCCTTTGGCTCCAAGCTTTCCCGTTTTTTGATCTTTACAAAAACTCCCTAATTCTTGAATCGTATATCTGTCGTATGTCGTAACTTCTCCAGCCTTCATTGCCGCTTTGAAATTTCCGATTAATCTAGGTTTGCTGTTTGGTCCTGTTTTAAAACCAATAATCTTTGTGCGCTTCGCTGTGAATTCATTATATTCAATTCGACGATACAGATTGGAATAAGCAAGTGACCCTGCGGAACCACCCAGGATTGCGATAACGCCATTGCCATGATTATTGGCTTCGACATTGATAAATGCTTTGTTGTACCAGATTCCTAATTTGTACAATTCTGCCGCGTAAGTATCAATGTCAGAAGAATTGGACCAATAAGAAGCAACATGAACCCCGTTGCTGCAATCTAATACAGCGGCGCAAGAAGCGTCGCCTCCGATTCCTTCGGCTACGTCCGCGCCTATCGCGTAAACGCCCGTAGGTTTCGGTTTGACCCAAATTCTAAATCCCGCGTAGTCTCTTAGATTTTTGGCGTCGCGGTGTTGTAAAGATATTTTCACAAAATAATTTCATATAACGGGATCGAATTACTTCGTCTTTAGGCGGGAGCGTCCTCCCTAGCAATAATCCTTATCCTCTGAGTATTAGTTTATTGGGACTAAGCAGAGGCCCGTTGTAGACTAATTTAAAACTAAATCACCTATAAAACTAGGAGCTTTCTCATTCTTCCACAAAGCACCTAAAACATCGGGAGGAAATTCAGAACTAGAACCGGACAAGAAACAAGTTAAGGGGTCTTCGGGATATTTCCGTAAAAACTCCCCCTCATCGCCTCCGGATTCAGAAATTTTTAATCGTCTCCAAAGAATGTGCTCGTTTTGTAAGTCGTATTGTTTTGTTAATCCGTGTTCTTTATCTGTAACTTTAAATTCTTTGGTGGGTTTCAACATTCCCAAATCTTCTTCTTCTGGGTATTGTGTCCACCAGGGAAAGAAGTGTCCTTTGTACATTGACACGTCGCCCTTGTGATATAAGTCCCAAAGATCATAAAACATTCCCGCCGCCGTATCGGGCGTAGTTTCCATGATAACCCAACAGGATAAGGGAACGGATTCAACAGATTCCGAGATTCGAGAATCTTCTACGAAGGCAGCTTCCGAAATATGCAAGAAGTCTAAAGTCAAGCCTTTCGATTCGGTGCAAACGATCAGTTCCGATCCGGTTTCTTTTATGTGCAACTCAGATACGTTATCAACCGTGTTCGTAACCGGATAAAACTGACCCCAGTCTTTTTGAAAAGCGCGAAAAGCTGTTTTAGTAATACGAAAAAATTTCTTAACATTGTCTTTAACATGGGCCATTACCGCAGAATGCGTTCCTGGTTCCCATAAAGCTTTATCCAGACCGATAAGGCAAGAAAGAGTCGTAACGCCTCCCTGCCGCATCTTGACTATTAAATCCCGGTTAGTGCGATCTTTCCAGAACAAGTTTTGAAGTTTGTTCATTTTAAAAAACTGTAATCGGGAAGGAACGCCTGGGATAGGACGTTTGGGACGGATGCGATAAAGATTATTTAATCTTTCCCATTGTCCCAAAGACAAACAAGCCTCTCGGAAATATGTTTGGATCTCTTCGTCGCTTGCTTTTGAATCTATAAGCGATTTGATGCGATCCGCAACTTTCTGAAAGGCTGGTGTGTAAGACATTCTTACTTATTTGTGGGGTGGGGTGATGCTCCCGGTCGCGCAAAGTCGGTCTGACTGTGCATTTATGACCGGGAGCTTGGTGGGTTCACCTAATAACCAACATAACATAAAAAAACAGACATGTCAAGCGAAATCGTACAAGGACTAAAAATAATTTAAACAGCGATAATCTGGTAGCCGTGGCAGTCTTCTAAAGAAGCAATGTAACTATCTGAATAGATTGACATATAACGCATACGTTCGTAAGCCCACAGATATTTTCCGTAGTGCTTTCTCTCTAAAAAGTCAATAATTCTAATTAGTTCGCCCACAATACATTAACAGTAATCTCCCTTACGGTCATAATTTGCCATAGGGGCCTTCTTGCTGTTATTCTTTGATTCTTTGTTCGGCTTCCAGCCGGTATTACGTAAAGTGCCATACACATACGCCCCGGTTCGCTCTTTTCCGAATCCACGAGCACGGGCTTGTTTCTTTAATTTCTGTTCAAGTTCTTTGGGCATTGGATATTCCTCTTGTCACAATTCAAACGCTTTGGGGGAAAGGTTAAGACTTACGGACTGGGTCTGGGGCTAGATGCTTGTTGTTGCAAATAACGGCCCATATTCAATTCTGGTAATTGTGGATAGATTTATCCTGTCGATCAATTGCTTCGCTGTGCGGGCTATCGCACATGCTCGTGATTGCCTGTGTACGACTGTACACACTCAATCACTTCCTATCGCGTATTTCACCCCACAACAACACTTGTTTTGCTTGGTTTCTAGTTTATCATATTTTGAGAGAAAAGTCAAGTAAAAAATGAAAGTGCCAGATATTTCTGTATGTTTTTAGGTATCCCGGAGGCCCGAATTTCCTTAATTAAATCAGTAGAATAGAACACACGGAGGGGTGGGGGTATGGGTCGGTATTCTAAAAAATTATTATTTTCCTCTAAATCATGCAAAACTGAAATGTTCCTGGAAACTATAATAATTCCAGTACTATATGCGAAAGTGCGGGTATCGTCCCTCATATCCTCTGTATCCATCTACTTGTATCTCTTAAGGAATCCCTTATTTTCATTCGCACCCACTCGCACTCGCACGTATTTTCGAGCCGGGGGTAGGGGGGGGTACCCTTGACATTACACTTGCAATTGCAATCACTGTGTACAGCTAACGATTGCACCCACCTACTGCAATCGAGTGCAACTACTATACCAGTGCAATTGTTAGGCTTTCGGAAGGGTGTACTTATTATGCTGGATAGCAGTCTTGGGTCCGCTAGTTGCACTTGCAATAACCTTGCCTATCTCTCCGAGAAACTTCAGTGCTTGCAATTGCAATTTCTCGTCATTGGAGTCTAGCCACTTGCGAGATAGTGCGAGTGCAATGTCTGTTACTTCTTGCCAATGCGTCTTTACCCCACCCAGTATACTGTCAATCGCGCCAGATGCGTTAGCCCGGGTGAGTAATTCTGAACCCGCTACCTTTGCACTCTCGTGGGTTAAATGTGGCTTAAGCGATTGAATTGCTTGCGTTGCGTTCATGCCATTATCGAGATAAGCAGTCGCAAAGAGTCTTTCTTCAAGTGCTTTTGTCTCGGGTTTCTTGGCCATTGTTTATAGTTGACGGTTTAGAGTAAACACTTAAATGAAATAAGCTAGCAATTGCAATAACTTAACTGTTGCAATCGCTTGTGTTAAGCTTTGTGTTTAGAGGAAGAGATTGAAACATTACAGATGCAAGAAGTTGCAAGTAGTGATTTTATTGTGGGGTGAAATACTCAATTGCTTGCAAGCTACTGTCAATTAGTGACAGTTATTGACTAAAGATTTCACTCACTCGCTTTTAACTCTTTAATACCTTAGTGCTGGAATATGAAGGCTTAAAGAGTTTATCACTCGACTGCCCCCCCGTTAGAACCCCCCCACCATAACATATTTGACATACCTTTGTCAAGCTAAATCTTTTAAAATCTTTTGATGCTTGACTTAACGCGTTAGTAAATAAAATATTTCGAATGAAAATAATTGTTGACGTAGTTGTAAGGTTGTGCGATAGTTGTGGTATGGAAACAATAACCCTTAAAAACTGGAAAGAGATAATTAGAGAGTTTGGGATGAAATGTTTCTTAACTTTCTTCTGGCACCGAATTATTAAACGTGAGACATTCATTACACATATAATGCACAACTAACAAAGGGGGAATTATGATGCTAAAAAAGTGGACTGATGCTGATCCAGCTACGGGACTTAAAGGAAACTATATAGGACCGGACTATTCCGAATTTCTTATCTTCTTAGGACGCAATAGAGACTCGTCACACCTAGCTAATTCTAATTTTGAAGTGGGTTTAGATAGACTAGGCGGGGAATCCACTCAAATCCAAGTTATTACAACGGGACATTGGGCTTGTGGGTGGGTAGCGCTTATAGGCATTCATAAAGATGCACGAGATAAGATTGAGTTAGCCGAAAAAATGTACGCGGAATTACAGAAGTATCCAGTTTTAGATGAGGAAGACTTTTCAAAGCGCGAGTGGGAAGCGGCAACTTCTTATTGGGAAGCACTATCGAACGAAGAGCGCAAAGAATTGGCCGTCCGATACGAATGTACACTTGACCCAAAATACCCTTTGTCTATACCAAGAGATGATGACGGGTCTTTATTTGACATGCTGCGAGGGGACTAATTTACGGCTCGGTTGGCTAACAAAGGGGGAATTATGGGACAAACCCACAAGGTGCGCGGAGTAGCAACAAGCATAAGGACGGAAGCCGGAAAGACCAAGGTTCGGTATCATAATACTGACGTCGTTACGTTCGATGATAAAGAGATTGTGTTAGATACAGGTAATTGGTACACGGTTACAACGAAGGTAAGAATGAACCAAGCGAGCAATCAATACGGCTTAGGTTATTCAGTCTTTAAGAAAGACGGTTTTTGGCACGTTGTGACACAAAGAGATGGGAAGGTTCATACCTTTGGCGATGACGACAAACTTACATTAAAGAGAGGTTAATATGAGCTACAGAGACACCCAAGAGAAGAAATGGAATAAGGCAATCGCACTAAAATACTTCGATACTCTTCCCGAAAGGATTAGACGACTAATCAATACAGCTACATTTGATCTTTATTATGGTCCCATAGACGAGAATCCGGACGGCGACGATTTTAGATACCCCGGCTTTTCATTAGCAGTAGACGAGATTGTGAAACATCTTGATTTACCCTCTGTATTGTATTGGGAGGGAGACTGTGAGGAATTGTTAGAATCGTGTCCCGAAGGCTATACCGAAGAGGAAACAGGAGAATACGTAGAGCCATATTTAGAGAATACGTTTGAATTAGACGCCAAGACTATTAAACAAGCAGTCTTAGGGAAGGAATTAGCAAACACAATATGAAGATTAATCAAAGATTCATTGCACGCACTGATTATATTACTCTTGACGATGATTACGAGATTAACATTTATCCGCAATTAAAGGTTGACGAGGAAGCCGTATATCAGTACGATCAAAATGGGGTGGACGTTATTGGGTGGATAATAAAGGAGAAATATAAATGAAATACAAAACTACTAAAGACGAGAAAACAGGCTTATATAGGATTGAAGCCTTGATTGATATTCCTAAATGGGGAATTGTGAAAGGCGATAAGGGCGGTTTGTTAGAAAAAGAAAACAGTCTTTCACAAAATGGCAATGCTTGGGTGTCCGACGATGCTCAGGTGTCCGGCAATGCTCGGGTGTACGGCAATGCTTGGGTGTACGGCAATGCTCAGGTGTACGGCAATGCTTGGGTGTCCGGCGATGCTCGGGTGTCCGGCGATGCTTGGGTGTCCGGCGATGCTCAGGTGTACGGCAATGCTCAGGTGTCCGGCGATGCTCGGGTGTACGGCAATGCTCAGGTGTACGGCAATGCTCAGGTGTACGGCGATGCTCGGGTGTACGGCAATGCTTGGGTGTCCGGCGATGCTCGGGTGTCCGGCGATGCTTGGAAAAAATCTCCTTTATATATTTGTGGAACTAAATTCGCACTAACCAACTGTAAGAAAGGCTATATTCAGATAGGCTGTTTATGTTACACCTTTGCGAAATGGTTAAAGAATTATAAGAGGATAGGCAAAGACAACGGTTTTACCGATGCGGAAACAGAAGAATATTACGAGTACATTAAACTATTTAAAAAAATAGGTAAGTAAAATAAAACTTGACAAAGTAAGCAAAATGTGTCAAGATACTTACATGAAGGCGGTAATACCATGGACGTTGTAGACATGTTTCTAAGAGATTTCTTTAAGGAATACGAGAGGTTAAGCACGGATCCTCGTAAAGACTTGAAGGACAATTATGAGATTAGCTTTAAATATGCTTTGTCCGTCTTGCCGCGAAAATTGACTGTAGACGAGACGGATACGGTCATTAGTGCACTAGATGGATTGAGGAATGGGTTGTATACATGATAGAATTGTATCTCAAAGGACAATGTCCGAGCGGAAAGAACGCAGTAGTTGTGACACGTACCGGACATCGTTTCCCGGCAAAGAGATTTAAGGAATGGCGAGAAGATGCTTTATTGCAGCTAAAACCGCAATTAACAAAGTGGAAAGATTGCTTGCCTTTTAATAGGCCTATTAGTATACAAGTATATTATACAACGAAAGATTTACGAAGACGAGATGTTCCCGGCATACTAGACGCAATATGGCATTTATTGGAAAAAGCTAATATAGTAACGGACGATACTTTCTTAGGGGGACACGGTGAACAAGTATTATTTCATAATCGAGGCAAAGTCATCAAACCGGAAATAATTATAAAATTAATGGGGTGAATTGTGAAACATAAATATGGCATGAAACGAATATGGCTAATGACTATACTCGAAGCGGTTAATGATTTAGGCCACTCATCAACGGTAATAAAAGAATCTGCTAAAAGATTTTTATCAGGAAAAGACGGAATGCTACAAGAAATATGCGAAAGAATAGACGTAAATCATAAAGCTATCATTAATAGTTACAAAGAATTAGGACCAAAGAAGCTACAAAAAATGTTTTTAAAAGAGATGCAGAATCGAGAAACTAATGCTTCCGAATAATTTTAGCTTGGGTAAACTCGCAGTAACTAGCTTTACGAAACTACCTTCGTTTCGTTTTAGAGATAAGAACGTCACTATTCATAATGCCAGTGATGCCACTAAATGCGGAAGACAAATAACTTATAAAGCATTGAAGACATCCGAATCAAACCCCACTGATACACTGGGAATGTTTCGAATGCGCTTTGGCAGTTGGTTAGAAAAAGGAATGGTCTATGAGATTTTTAACAAACTCGCACCTTTTGGGGTGTTTAACCTTGCTTCTCAAGGTGATTGTGGTGAGCACGGTACTTTTTACGGCACTTCTTGGCATGGGTATAGGGATTTGGATATTGCTATTAAATCGGTTGATGGGAAACTTAAGCCTGTAATTGTAGAAATTAAAACTAAGGTGGGATATGGGGCTTCTGTTACGCTAAAGAAAACCGCTTGGTCTAAAGAGTATGTCATTCCCACCCCAGACACGGAATGGGGCTACTCACAACAACTTGGCCTTTACTTACGGGATGCATACAATAAAACAAAAGATAATCCACAATTTTCGTCTCCTATCGTGGACGGTATCCTCTTGCAGCTCTTGTACGCCGACGGTATTGCATGTTTTGTAGAATACTTTTTTGAGTATAAGCCGGATACTGACTCAGTTCATTGTTACAAAGTACACTGTGAAGAGTATCCCGAATGTTCGGCACCTTTGGATATTACTATTTCTTTGAAAGAAGTTGCCGAAAGATGGAAGAAGACCGACGAATATCTAGCGAAAGGAGAACTAGCCCCACCTGCTTTCGAGAGGCGTTATAAACTAGATGATCCTAGAATAGAAGAACAAACAAAAAGTGCACTCGAAAAGGCTGTTAAAAATAACGGGTTAGTTGGTGATGTTCAATGTAAATATTGTCCGTTTAGAGATAAATGTGCGGGTGATTTAGGAATTAACTTGACATACAACGCCGATGATGTTAAGATCCTAAAAGGAATACTAAAGAATAGGTAATAAATGAAACAACACGACTATGAGGTAGCGAAACATCTTGCTGAAAGATGTTTAAAATTTCATGTATCTTATAATGAACACGGTAAGATGTATATCGAGATATGTGGACAAAGATGGGACTTTCCAGACAAGACAGATGCGGAGGTTATGGAAGAAATTACGTCCATATGGACAGATATTAGTGTGTGTATGTGGGAGATTGTTAATCAGAAGGTTTTAAGTTTTATACAGAGAAACAAGACGAATTTTAATTAGGAGGATTTGTGGCAGATAAAGACAACAATGATGGCGTGAGCGGGTCCGATGGCGTGAGCGGGTCCTATGGCGTGAGCGGGTCCTATGGCGTGAGCGGGTCCGATGGCGTGAGCGGGTCCTATGGCGTGAGAGGGTCCGATGGCGTGAGCGGGTCCGATGGCGTGAGCGGGTCCTATGGCGTGAGCGGGTCCTATGGCGTGAGAGGGTCCGATGGCGTGAGCTTTTCAATTTTTTGTGCAAACCGGAAACGGGTGTTTAGGGTCTTTGAAAAAGACGTGACCGAGAAACGCTTTTGTGAAGTCTTAAACACACTTAAAGAGAAGTTAAATGGTTGGCACCCCAAGATGAATACAGCTTTTACTTTGTACGATGCGAAGGGACGCAAGTGGTCGAAGATTGACGCAGCGAATATCCAAGATCAAGACGACAAAACTGCGTGGGCGGATATGCCAAAAGAAGCAATCGACTACTTAAAGAGTTTGCCGGAGTTTGATGCTTCTATTTTTACAGCCGTGACAGAAATTGATTTATCTGTAACTTGCGAAGGTAAAATTGTCGATATTGACGGAAAGAAATATAAACTAGTTTCGGTTTAACATACAGGAGGAAAATAAGATGGGAACGGAAACACAACAGAATAAGAATGTAGGGTCTGCTTATATGAATCTAAAGAAAGGTTCATCTGGCGGAGAAGTTGACAGGTTGGCCGAAATTGTAGAAGAGTTGACACAACTGGGGGCTTATGTAGCGATTAGTCTGAGACAACCAGACGGCGATGGTTTTGTAAAGTTTACAGGCTTTTTTAATAACTACAAGAGAGACGGTCAGAAAGACCCGGATATTATGATTAAAAAGTCCGAAGTAGGAAAATCTTCTGGTGGGGTGAAGAAGAGTTATGGTCCTAAGAAGTACGATAATAGAGCCACTAGTCCCTCTAAGTATCAAAAAGGTCCAGCAACAAGACCAACAGCTACACGACCCGTTCCTAAACAAGAGGTACAGGATGATTCTGAAAGCGAAGAAATCCCTTTCTAAAACACCAGAGGGAGAGCTTCTTAAACATTTCTCAAGTCTGTATCGAGATAAGATAGGGGAACAGTACCCCCCTTCTTGGGGCCGAGATCTGAAGATGTTTAAGAACTTGCTTGGTCTTTATCCCAAGGGAAGATTAGAACGTTTGTTGTCGCTGTACTTTGAAGAGAAGAGAGACATTTATTCTATCCCTTATTTTAAGTTGGCTGTAGCTGATTTGGTCCAGAAAGAAAACAAGGTTAAAGCCCACACACCTCATTGGATAGAGAATAGTGAAAATTGGCGATACGAGGATTAATTGCTTGATGAATACCACATTTCAAAAGATTGGGAAAAATATGAGGAGTTTCGACTAAAGAAAAAGACCGGGTTGACTACAGGTTTTCCGTCGATTGATAAAGAGATAAGAGCATTACCCGGTTTTATTACTTTGGTTGGCGATACTGGTTTAGGCAAGAGTTATTTCACAATGAACGTGTTCTTGCACTTGGCCCGTACTGGAATTCCCGTCATTCTCCTAGATCTTGAAAACGGAAGGAATCGCACTCGAACGCGAATACTTTCTTATTTGGCACGGATAACACCAGATGCGATCCAATCGGGGAAATTTATAAATGGCGAAAAAGAAAAATACGAGGAAGCGGTTGCCGAGTTGTCCGGCTTGCCGATATATTACTTCAATGAAATGCGACCAGACCAACTCGAAACCCACATTAAAGATATTGGAACGCACCACAAAAAACGGGTATTTGTGGTTATCGACTCAATCAATAGACTTATCGAAGATTTTGAAGACAGGCGAAAAGATATTGATATGTGGTCTACACTCTTCAATAACCTAAAGGTGAAATATGAAAATTTTGTCAATATTTGGGCAATTTGTGAAGAGAATGAAAAAGAAGGGATCAAGGAGTCAGGAACAACCAAACATATTACCGAATTATGGCTTAGAATGGCTAAAACTAAAGACAAGACAGGGATATTCATTGAGTGTAAAAAACACCGAGATGGGCCAGTGGGTATTATGGCAGTTTTAAAGGCGGGTTATCCGTTTTGTTTTAATATGGAAGAGGTTGAAAGCGTGCCAGAATGAATAGAACTTGTTATTACATTAAAAAACTAACTCCTCATAATGTTGAGAGTATTTTGAACTCTAAGCATTTGGTGATTGACTTAGAAACGACCGGATTAAATCCCCGCAAAGATCGTATCGTGGGCATGTCCTTTGCTATAGAACCCAATTCAGGTTGTTACACTACAGACATCAAAGGACTAATGAGTGTAGTGTATAACTACAAAGGTCAATTAGTGTTCCATAATGCCGTGTTCGATTTATCAATGCTAAAAGCCGCTGGTTATGCTTTGAGACAGACGGCTCACGATACGATGCTATTAGCGCATTTGCTAAATCCCGACCGACCCCACCTTGGACTGAAAGACCTTGCCGTTGAATTGCTGGGAGAAGGTTCGAACCGCGCCGCTCTTAAAATGTATCAATGGTTACAAGACAACAGCCTAACCAAAGAAGACATTTCAAAAGCTCCTATTGAAGTGCTTGCCCCCTATGCAGCGGAAGACGCGATTAACACATATGAGATATTTGTAGCTCTTGCACAGAAGGCTGGGAAGTTGAACGAATACTTTAAAAAACAAAACATTAAATTTAACATTTGGAACCAGTATTTGCGCGAAGTAGTTGACCTCATTCCAGTAGTTGTTGATATGCAGCTAAATGGGGTGAAGTTGGACCTAGAAGCTACAGCATTAAAACAGAAAGAATTAGAGCTTAGAAGTGCACAACTCTGTCAAGAATTGACAGTTATTAACCAAAAAGAAATCGCACAAGTAGAGGAAATACTTCATGTGCGGAAAATAGAAGATCGCAAAAAGAAGAATAAATCCGGTAAGATAAAGGTCTTGCCCGCACGGTCTCAGTTTAATTGGGACTCCAATAATAATCTGAAACAGCTTTTCTTGGGCGTCCATAAACTACAGATAACCAAGAAGACGGCCAAGGGTAACGCTTCGGTTGATAGTTCCTTCTTAGAGACGATAAAAGATAAGTTTGAATGGATACCCAAACTCCTTGAATATAAAGAATTGAAGAAACTTACAAGTACCTATTTAGGCAGTCTGTTAGAGCGACAAGAAGGGGGCTTTATCCATGCGAGTTTTAACGTATCCGGCACGACTACTGGACGCTTTTCGTCTAGCAATCCGAATCTTCAGAATCTTCCTAAACATGGAGGAATCAAAAGCCTTTTTATACCAAGAAAAGGGCACTCCTTTATCTATGCTGATTATTCACAATTGGAACTCAGAATTGCAGCTCACCTCTCAAAAGACAAACGCCTTATTGAAGCATATAGACTTGGTACGGATCTTCACCAACAAACAACAGATTTTATTGGGATCTCCGAAAGAGATAAAGGAAAGAGGATCAACTTTGCGATTATTTATAACGCTAGTGGATGGAGAGTGGCAGAGATATTGGGCCTAATGGACGGTATCCCAGTCTGCCCCAAGACCGAAAGAGATTGGAAATGCGACTGCGTGGGTTGTGTGAAGCGAAAGAAAGCAGCCAAGAAAGGTGATGAAATCATTGAGGTTTTGTTCGGAAAGTACCAAGGAATAAAGAATTATGTTGACAAGCAACGAGAGTTTATGATAAGGTACGGAGTAGTGATAAGTGAATTTAGCCGGATACGGCGATTAGAAGGACTTAAATCACAAGTAAAGAGAGAATACACCCATGCGCTTAAAGCCGGATTTAATTTTCCTATACAGTCTTTTGGGGCTAGTTTGTGCAAGCGTAGTATGGTTGCATTATACAAGGCAGGTTATCGTTTGGTAAACCAAGTCCACGACAGTGTTATGATAGAAATACCCAATGATAGGCGAGAAAGTGCGATTGTGGAGATTAAAGACATAATGGAAAATATTTATAAGATTTCGGTACCTTTGATTGTAGAACCTAAAATTTTAACTAGTTTTGAAGAGAAATAACAAAAGAGGAGCAGCATGAAATTATCATTAATTGTTCTAATTATTAGTTTGATAGGTAGTTTGGGTTGTGTCCGCATATCTCGGAATACTTTATGCACATTAGAACGAGTAGACAGCGTACAGCAACACGGAGTAAAAATTACATGCAAAGATGCTCACAACAAAACCAACACATCCTTTATTTCAGACGGAGCGGACGGTAATCCTGGAATTGCCGGTAATGATGGCGAGCGCGGGACAGACGGACAAGATGGAATACAAGGAGAATCTGGCAGTGCTGGAATAAACGGCACAAATGGTCTAGATGGCATTAGCAGTGCAGATGGACAAGACGGAATAGATGGTACAGATGGAGTAAACGGCACTAGCGGCATTAATGGGGCTGATGGACAATCTTGTAGTATGGCAGAATCTGAAGAGGGAATTACAATTACTTGTCCTGATGGGTCCGAAGTCTTTTTAGCCAACGGAACGGATGGAACAGACGGTACTGATGGCACAAATGGTCTAGATGGCGCGGTTGGTGCAGATGGGGAAAGAGGCTCAGACGGACAAGATGGAATAGACGGAGCAATCGGGGAGAATGGAGGTTCTTGCTCAGTTACTTGTATCAATCATTCGACAAGAACAGTTATTGAATGCGAAGACGGTTCTTCTGTTACCATTAAGGGGCACTGTTCGGAAGACGAGGAAAATTAAATGACCAAAGACGAGTTTGATAAAGAAGAGAAACGATTAGCTGCGGTGGATATTACACCACTTTCTGATATGAAAGCAGCTCTTGGTGGAAAGAAACCAGTATTAGCTCATGTCAGTGTTGCCCTTTTGAATTACGTCGCCAGAGCCCACCAATACGGAGCGCAAAAATATGAAATGGGTAATTATCTTAGAAAGCCTTCAGCTGGTACTGATGTTGATCGTTTACTTGAGTATATATCGGCTGCGCAAAGGCACCTTGCTCAATGGGCCGACTCAATCATTCGATTCGAAGGTAAGGGACTGGGGGCGAAAGTTCGAAAGGATGAAGCTTATTTCGGTGCAGACGACGAAAGCAAGCTCCCCCACGCCGCCCACGCAGGAGCGTCTTTATCCATGGCCTTACAGCAAGCAGCAGACGCAGGACTAATTCCCCTCGACCCGGGGATTACTTGGAAGGTTACTAGATGATCAAAAAGCCACACATATTGTATTTCGACATAGAAACAACGCCAAATCTAGTCTTCGTTTGGCGGTTGGGTAAACAATACGTCTCTTATGATAGTATTCATAAAGAGCGAAAGATTTCTTGTATCTGCTACAAGTGGGGTGGTGAAAAGACTATACATACTTTAAAGATGAACATGAGTCTACATGATCTTACGAAACACGACGACCAAGCCGACAAAAAAATGCTCGAAGAATTTTGCAAGGTCTATAAAGAAGCCGATCTTGCGGTAGGACACAACGGAATAAAATTTGACATAGGATCTATACGCAGTCGGCTAGTTGCCTATAACTTGCCCGATATTGCACCGGTTATCCTCGACGACACTTATATCTCTACCAAGGCCATTGGATTTAATAGTCACAAACTCGACTACTTATCGAAATATCTTGGTTTAGGACAGAAAGCACCCCACCCCTATCAACTGTGGGTAAATGTTATGCAGGGTAATGAGAAAGCTTTAGATGAAACAGTCGAATACTGCGTCCAGGACGTACGATTGCTGGAAAAGATATATAATGCAGTGCTTCCGTATATAAACACGAAACTTAACCGGGCGGCATTTAACGAAGACGCAAGATTGTGCCCTTCTTGTGGCAAAAACACGCTTATATCAAACGGCACCAAAGTTACAGTTACGTGGGGTCAAAAGACGCAATTTAAATGTACTTCTTGTGGTAAATATAGTACAAGCGGAGCGACAAAGATTGCAACTGATAGCAAAATACTGCCGAGGTAAACATGAGCGTATCAGACATTAGAATGCATAAGTTTGCCAAAGAATCTAATGAAATTGAAGGCATTACAGATACGCACAGACACTTAAATCATGCGGCGGCTTTGGAGAAGTTTCTTAAAGCACCAAAGATCAAAATTGATACATTGGTGGAGTTTGTGAAAGCTTTAGAACCGAACCATAATTTAAGAGTTCGTGATGAGCAGCAAGTTTGGGTTGGTGGACACGAAGGAGCTAAAGGGTCTAAAGTATTGTATTTATTAGATGATTTGTTACAGCGAGTTGATTTAAAAGAATCTCCCAATGCGATACACCGACAATACGAAAAAATTCATCCATTTACAGACTGTAATGGGCGTTCTGGGCGGGCTTTGTGGCTTTGGCAAATGTATTGGCAAAAGAATTATGCTTTACGTTATCAATTTCTGCAAATGTATTATTACATGACCTTAGACGAGGACCAAAACAAATGACTGAATCGAATTTTAACCGGATATGGAACGCACAGAATCCCAACCAAGGAGATTACAAAAAGGTTCTTTGTGTCTGTTCGGCAGGATTATTGCGGTCTCCTACAGCCGCTCTTGTGTTGTCTAATGACCCGTTTAACTTCAATACTCGAGCTGCGGGACTAGACAAAGGCCACGCGCTAATCTGTGTAGACGAAGTGCTTTTAGCTTGGGCCGATGAGATTGTTTGTATGACTAAAGAACAAGAAGAAAGACTACAAGGTATGACGAAAAAGAATATCATTTGTCTGGAAATAGAAGACAGTTATACTTACAGAAATAAAGAATTGCAGAGCTTAATTGCCAAAAAATATAAGAGGATACCTTAATGCCCTACATTACAAAAGCAGACAGAAAGAAATTAACTTTCCGAGACGATAAATTTCCTGAGACATCGGGAGAACTTAATTATCTTATAACGCAATTAGCCAATCAATATCTAAAATACAAAGGTTTGTCTTATACGACTTTAAATGAAATTATGGGCGTATTTACCTGTGCTTCTGTAGAGTTTTATAGAAGGGTGGTTGTTCCTTATGAAGACAAAAAGAAAGAAAATAACGGAGATGTTTTTGGGGCATAAACGGTTTTACTTGTGCGGCTCTATGTCTGGCCTAAAGAATTTCGGGGCGGGATGGCGAAAGAACGTTCGAACCTTTCTTGAAAAGGTAGGACATTCGGGCTACGACCCCTGTCTTGAAGAACGACATGAGCATATTAAATATAACATAGCAAAAGATCAAATTTCAAACTGGGAAGCTTTGCCTCAAGAATTACAGGAAGAGATTATTGAAAAGGATTTAGACGCTATTAATGAAAGTGATGCTCTTATATGCTACTTTACACGATATAGCACGGGGACCATTTCCGAATTGACTTATGCGTTATATCAAAATTTGCCGGTATATTTCGTGACACGAAAGAAATTAATAGGATGGGTGGGAACGGTATCAAGGGCGTATCCGAACAAAAAATTTAAGACTTTTAAAGAACTCAAACATTTTCTCAGGAGGCAAAATGCTAACACCAAAGAGATTGGAAGAAATTAGAGTTAATCAAGCATACGCAGAACAATTGCTGGAAAATGGTTCTGTTTATAAATATGATAAATGGTTAGAGAATTATCTTATTGATACGGGTGATTTGTTGGATGAAGTGCAGCGGCTTAAATATCACGACGAAGAAGCTTTGATTAAAGCAGAATCGGAATATCGGGCAGATGAAATTATGCGAGTAAATGGCCAAGAAACCAAATGAACGACAAAAAAGTTAAAATACAACCTGGGGATATTATAGAAGTTGTGTGGAGAGATGCTTATTCCCCCACTGGCGAGATTTGGACTACTTGTTATGAAGTGGACAAAGAAGCTAAAAAAGCAGATACTCGAATGAGAGCATGTGGTTATTTTGTATGCACAAGTGGGTATTTTTCTTGTATTGCTAGTATGTGGGATTTTAATCCAGACAGTTATGAATGTGGTAAAATCCTATATATTCCTAATTCCGAGATTGTGAGTTTTAAGAAGATAAAGGGACATTAAGGGGACACAATGAGCAATATTGTAGCTTATCCTTCTATATATGCTATTGGACATGCCGCTATTCGAGATATTTTCTCTACTGATGTTATTGTCGAGGAGAAGATTGATGGATCTCAGTTTTCCTTTAAATGGACAGATGGTTGTGGTATTACAGAAGCCCGTTCCAAGGGAGCAGAACTAGATATTTCCAATAACGGGGATAATTGCAATAAATTGTTTCAGCCTGCCGTAAAGACCATGTTGCAACTTGCCAAAGATGGCAAATTAAAATCAGGCTGGATTTATCGAGGCGAAGCACTGTGCAAGCCAAAGCACAACACGTTGGCTTATAATAGAGCCCCGGAAACAGGCTTTATTTTGTTTGATATTGATGATGGCTTGCAAAATTATATGTCCAGAGCAGATAAAGAAAAAGAAGCATCTAGACTCGGACTTGAAATTGTTCCTGTTTTATTTCAAGGAAAAGTAGATAATTTTGAACAAATTCAAGGATTTATGGAGCAGGAGTCTTGTTTGGGAGGAATTAAGATCGAAGGCTTTGTTGTCAAAAACTACAACTTGTTCACAGTGGAAAAGAAGGTAATGTTAGGCAAGTACGTATCTGAGGCGTTCAAGGAGAAGCACCGTTCTGATTGGAAGGCCGATCATCCCAACAAGGCTGACATTATGACCGCTCTTGAAATGACGTATAGGAATGAAAATAGATGGATTAAGGCGATTCAGCATTTACAAGAACGGGGCGAGCTAAAAGGGATGCCCGAGGATATTGGACCTTTGATGAAAGAAGTCTCTCTTGACGTGTTAAAAGAGGAGCAAGACGAGATTAAGCAGAAGCTTTTTGACTGGGCTTGGCGACGACTTAGCACTGGGGTGACTAAAGGACTAGCACAGTGGTATAAGGAAAGGTTGGCCCAAAATGCACTGTCCTAATTGTGGCCATAAGCAATATTGTCCCTGTCCTAACTGTGTAGATACCTGTCCCAAAGATATGAAACCTTGGGTATGGCTTAAAGGGGATATTATCAATTGTGGAAATTGCGGCTTTAGTCAATACGCAGACTGGTGGGAAGAAGTGACTGTGGCAATATACAAATGGACACAACAGGCTATTAAAACACCCATGGTTCAGAATTCTGCACTTAAACAGTATAATATTCTATCAGAAAGTGCTAAAATAAACCTTGACAACCTGGACGATTTGTGATAAGCTATCTTCAATGATAAATGACCATTTACTTTATTTTGCTGAGATTGTAGGAGCTTGTACGGTTGTAGAAGTCTTGTTTAGGTACATAGACTCTCGCACCAACAGGCAAATCAATGAAATGCTCTGTGACGGCTGCAACAAACCGCGCAAGCTCCTACACTCTAAAGATAAGAAGTTGTGGTTATGTCGAAGCTGTGCTAGGGTTTACAAAGCGAATAAATTGGAGACATATAAATGAGCAAAGTTCTAGTTGATTTTCTAAAAGACCTCTCTCAAGAGCATCGCACTGAATCGCAACTTGAGAAAGAATCTAGATTTACAGGAAACCCCTCAGATTGTTCTTATGATGCATATTATGCTGGTATTGCGGCAACAGAAGCAGCAATTGCACTCGTAGCCCGAAGGATTTTACATACACATTTAACAGAAAGCGAAGGAGATACCAATGGGATCGTGGCGAAAGAATCAAATATCGGAACATCCGAAGATGGAAGCGAATACGTCGCAACAGAAAGAGAGTGTGACGCAGAATATTTCGTCGGTTGTGCAATCTGCGGAATTGATAGTTGGTGCAACGGTGGAGGCTGTCTCACCCAAAACTGTCCCAACTGTCCCCTCCCTTTCTAAGAAGCAGTTTGAATTGTCCGATGCAGATTTTGAGTTTCTGAATTTAGGACAGTACTCCCAAGAGACCTGGGAAGCAATTGGGCGTAAGCATGGGGTGGACCCGACGACACGAGAACCTCTGCCCAATACAGGAGGGCGTGCTTTTGTTGCCGTCGTTAGAAAATACTCTCCTGTTGCACTTCCTGGTGGCTATGTTGTAACTACCGGCAATATCAACGCCGTTCCAATTAATCCAAGAGATACAGCGGCTATTAGAGCTAGTTTGAATGGTCGTGACTTGACTAAACCCGTTAATAACGATACTACAACCGAGGAAATTTGATGAGTAATTACCCCCCCGAAACAGTCGAAATGTTAGTGGAGTATCGAGTTGGATATGTCTTGGCTATCTATCAGAAGATGTTAAAACAATGGTTTGGTGATAAATTCGAAACCACTCTGCCTAATAATGCTTTGGACTTTTTAGAGAAACATATAAAGCGAGGAATGGTAGCAAAAAATTGGATTAAAGAAAACGCGCCTAAAATAACTGGGAAAAATTATACAGAACAGAGTTCTGTCTGTGGGGAAAACGAACATGCGAATAAAGATACATGCGCAAGTGGGAGTGTTCCACAAGCCGAAACAGAATCCAGACATTGATTTCTACAAGCTCTTAGATAAAGATGCGGAGATTTTGGAATGGATGATGAATCAGGAGCACGTATTTAAATTAAAGAAGAGACACAAATTGCCCGATGGCAGTACTTTTTTAGTAGAATTTGAAGCAATTACAGATTTACCCTTGGAGGCGGCGAAATGAAACTTTCAATTAATCCCGGGATAGGCGGTTTTCCGGCACTTTTGTTTACTATCTTAAAGTTGACGGGAATAATTCACTGGTCTTGGGTTTGGGTTTTAAGTCCTGTTTGGATACCTTTCAGTCTTATGTGTGTTCTAGTTATTTTTGTTTTAATCATTCAATCATTTGAAAGACACTAAAACCAGTCATTTAATAGATAATAAAAAAGCCCGGACGCTCTTTTTAGGGAGTATCCGGGCTTCTTCTTTTCTAACTTCCTTTACGCTTACGCGCCAGATGCATCAAGATTCGCATTGCCAAAAGCGAAATAGATATACACTTTCGCACTTTCATTAGCTTCCGCATCCGAACCAAGAGAAAAACCCGTGGGCGTGAGAGTGCAGCCGTTAGTCTCTGCGCCAACTTCCGAATCCACGGATGCTACGGTCGCAGCGGTCATTCCATTAATGTGGAACCAAAAGCCGTCTCCGTCAGTCTGATTAAAACCCAAGACAAACTCGGGCTTAAATCCCAACGTAATTGCCTGAGTAGCGCCAGAACCCGTATAAGTGCCGGTTTTATATGAAGGGACCATAATTTTAATTCTCCTTTAGAATATTGTTAAGTTTAGAACTTCCAAGCAGACCAATACAGCACCTCGGACCCGCCGGGGTTAATATCGGAATCCGTACCAACCGTGAATCCGTTCTTCGTGGGAGTAATACCCAACGTTGTAATGAAGGCAGAATCAGCAGCACCGCCAGTAAACGAACCTGCCGGAGTGACTCCCTTAACGATCTTATAAGCTCCCGCATCAGTATTCGCGGAACCTTGAACAGTAAGAACCGCAGGAGCAGCAGAAACCGCTGTATTGCTCAAAATGAGATTGGGCGGGGTCGCGCCTGTAGCGGAAATCAACCACATACCAGCACATTGATTAAGAGTCATAGTCTGATTATCCGTAGTCGTAATCACTTGACCAACAGCCGACAAACCCGTACCTGAAAAAGCTGGGGTCGCTAAATTCAAGTCGCTCGTAGGAGCAGTTCCGGTAAACGTACCAGAAGCCACCCCATTAACCTTGTATCCCGCTGCGTCGGGCATACGTTTATTCCATGCTAGCGTAGCTTCCCCGGTACGATTGTGTAAAAGAACGACAGCCGGTCTGAATCCGCAATCAATACTAATTGCAGAGCCGGTCGTAGCAACTTCACCACAAGCAACCTGGGGGCCTACACTTTTATCTCCGTCAGCCATAATTGGCCTCCCTTAAAATGCGGACTAATCCCGTACTAGACAATCTAGTATGCTATTGGTTCCGCTTAAATAAACAAAATAAAATTAATCCGGTAACTGCACCGGCGACATGTCCTAAATGGGCAACGTCAGAGCTATTAATCAAATCTGATACGCTTGCACCAAATTGGTTGTATAACATTACTAAAAACACAAGTCCAGTCAGCAACTTCCCGACCAAAGAGCGTTGTACAAAGGGGAACACGGCCATTAAACCGCTATTGGCAACAGACGCCCCAATAATGACGCTTTTGGGATAGAACAATGCCCAACCGATACCTCCTCCAATTCCGCAAAGTATCCAAAATGATATATAACGGAAACGGCCAAAATACGCTTCTACAGCGGGACCCAACAAAAGCAAATACAACAGATTGCCGATTAAATGATCAAAATTAACATGGGAGAAGTTATATCCAAATACTGCAAAAGGTTGAGAAAACAAATCATGAATATTAAAACCCCAACCGTGTCCACTGAAATGCACATAAAGGCAGGCCGTGGCGAACAAGTAGGTGCAATAGGGTATGCTATTTGACTGTACAGCCGGTTCTTTCGAGTAACCGAAGATGTTGCCACAGATTGACGTGATTTTCGATAGCATTAGACAAATCCCTTCCCTTAACGGAATTGTTAATAACTTGCACCGGCCTCATAATGGGGTGTGGGGGACATTTACTACGGACTAACGTATTAGTATGTACGCAACCACAAATAGTGATACTCAATAACAAACAAATTTCAATTATCATTTTCATTTTTATTTGATACATTGGACCTTGTATGGGTCATTTGATAAAATGCACGAATCCCTTGCATCGTCTTGTGGGTTTGACTCTCGATTAAGTCTAATACTATCTCTAACCCTATTGGTGCTTTCTCGCTCTCGTTCCACGGATTCAGTTCTTTGTTGAAGCTCTTTAACAACTGCTGCATTAATTTTTGATGCACAATCCCTCCTACCTTTGATATAAACCCAAGATAAGACAAAAAGCACAAAGCCTGAAATTGCAAAGATTTTCCAATATTTTGTAAAAAAGAGAAGAAAAACAGAAACCATTTATTACCTCGGAAGTCTCGCTTCAATTGTCGCCAGCCTTGTCATTAATACTTCTTTGTCTTGTCGGCAAGAAGCTATTTCCGCTTCGAGTTTCTCAATTCTAACAGTTAAAGCTGACGCCCAAACTAAAGTTTTATCCAGAAGAATTTGAGCCGCATCTGCTTCTGTTTTCTTTTTACTAAATTTACCTTGTATAACTGCTACCAGAACTTGACTTCCTGTAATAGCGGTTATCATTGTTCCTATACTCGCCCAATCAACAGTCACAAATACTCCTTATGGTAAAATTTCTGTTACTAAAGCATTACCATTGGCAGACTCCCAAATTCCAGTAATGTCTCCCGTATAGGCAGGATAAGGAACTTCAAAATATGCTTTGGCGGTCATTAAAACGGAATAATTAGAAGCAGACGCACCCGTTCCTAATTTGATTCTCATATTCTTTGTTGAATCGTTGAAAATCAAAAGTCCTTTACGATTCGCATTAGCAGCCTGCAAAGTAACGACCGTCGCGGAAGAAGCAACCGCCGTAACAGTAGAAGTAGAAGGATTAGGAATGCTCGGAGGATATACTTTTAGCTGGCCTTGGGGGGTAACTTCTACTGTATTAGTACCGTCTGAGATTGTAATAGTGTCGTCTGGTGCGGCAATATTAATATCTGTAATATTAGATGTTAGAGGCATAAGAGTTTATTTTCCTTTCGTTTCGGGCAATTCAACATGTCCCATATCTCTTTGTTTCCAATCTCCACCCCACCGAAGACCTAGTTTCTTGGCTTCTGTTCCAATAACAAACCAATCTGGATGATGAGGAGCCCAATTTTTAAGATTAATAACCGATAAGGGTACAATATCCATTGCGTTTGCTTTCCCATTGTTATCGGGCAAATGACGACTGTGTAATGTCCAGGATACGCCGTTTTTAATGTTGATTTTCTGTTCTTCGAGCGTTCTCAGAGTATCAAGAACCATAACTTTAAGACCCAAATGCTTAAGAATATCAAGCAATTGAGTTGCTTTTGGTTTGAATTCTGATGATAAATCTTCAATAGAACAGCTCATAATAACATCTTATCTTATACGGAGTATTTTGTCAAGTACTTTAAATAAACCACCACTCTTTGTCCTGAAGAGAACAGAACCAACCTTATCCGTAAGAATCGGCATTTTTATTCCCTTATGTCGAAGATGATCGCGTATGAGATATCACGGTCGGCTCCCTCGCTCGAATCGGCCTGATATGTCACCTTAAAATCATGATCTATGCCCATATTCAGATTTGCGAAGAAACCGTCATTGTCGATCGAGGCGTCATATGGGTAGGAGACGAATTCCCGATAATCGGAACCGTTTATCTTATAATAGAGCCTAATGACGCCCGTAGTTGTGATGTTGGACATATCCAACCAGACGCCGTTGAGTGTCTTCCGTGTGGCGGTCGTGATCTCCACAAGAGTCTGTTCGCTGGTCCCAGAAGTATAGCTATAGGTGGACTCCGATTCGTCGCTGGCGGTCACTCCCTGCACAGTCGAAATTGTATCCACGACAGTCTTTACTGCGGCGATATCGGTCCTGATCTGCGAATGGTCCTGTCCGAGATTATCGCCGATATCGGGTTCAACACGAGCGAAAATAGCGTCGATAGTGGTACTATTGCTATCCACTGTCGCCTTGATATCGACAGTCCTGCTATCTATACTGTTGACGGTGGTCTGGACACTAGCAATATCGCCGGATATGGTTCCCGTCTCGGGGGTACCGAGAGTGGCTTCTTGCGCCAATGAGGTCAGATATCCATCATCCGGAAGATGATCGACGATGGCATCGGTATTCGAGGTATCGGACTTGATTGAGGTCAATTGATCGGTTATGTTCGTGAGTTCACCATTGTTCGGAAGATTATCGGTAACATCCTTTATTGTATTTAATTTGTAGACGAGACTACCATCCATCGTCGCCAGAGGAAACTTTTGCGCCGATATGCCGAAGACCGTAAATTTATCATCCGGAGACGGTGCCGCCGGAAAGGAGCCACCGAAGGAAAAGAGCGTCTGTTGATTCGTATCGTAATCGGTCGCGGTGATGACTTGAGATTGCCCTTGGAGATCCACGGTCGCGGTATCGACATCGAAGGTCAAGATAAGACCAATCAAAAAACCATCCGCGAATCTCGGATCGTACCTGAGCCCATTCAGATCCAATTGTCCGATGAAGGCACTATCGGTCGGTGAGACAATATTTCCGACCAAGAAATGGAGATCGATCAAGGTCCTGGCTACAGTGGTCAGAGAAGTCTCATCCACACTGACTTTATTATCCTGTGCTTGTATAGTCATGTTTTATCCTATGGTCGCGTATCAATATTCATGCTGATAGGAATGGCCCGATCGGCCCCCTCGTCAGAGTTCTCTTCGTAAGTTATCTTGAAGTCGTAAAGAATTCCCATATTGAGTGAGATGAAAAAACCGTCCGAGTCAGTTGCGGAATCGAAAGGAAATGAACCGGACAAACGATAATTAGTGCCGTCAATCTTATAATATAGGCGGACCGTGCCAGAGGTCGTCAGATTGACGAGATCGAGCCAGATTCCTTGAATGGTCACACGATCACCGGCCAGGACAAGGGTCGTCAAGACTTGTTCTCCTCCCGCATTGGTATATGTGGCTGGAGCATTGTTATTGTAACTCCCGCTGAATTGCTGGACTTCGTTGAAGACATCTGTGACCTGTCCGCTGATTTGATTGGCCCAACCGACCAGGGAGGTGGATGCGGTGGTATCATCTCGATTTCCGATTATGTCTCGAATGGTATCATTGCCACTTGCATCTATGGCCGGGACGGCCAGGGTAGCTTCTTTGGCCACCGTGGAATCCTGGGCGATACTCGTGAGAGCCCCACCATCCGGGAGTTGATTAAGAATAGAACTGGCGTTCTCGGTATCGTCAAATATATTCTGTAGAATATTCGTATCGACGATGGCTTCCTTGAGTGCCGTGGTATCGGATTGTATGGCATCCGCCTGATCGCTCAGTGTCTTGAGCGTGTCGGAATCGGCTCCGCGAATATTTGTTTCGGCGTTGGCTATGCCTTCATTTAGATCATCATTGGAATCCTGGATATCTTCCGAGACCGATTCACCCGAAGGAGTGCCGAGGGTTGTTTCAATATCTTTTAGATCAATTTCATCATTGGGATAGATGGACATAGTTAGTACCTCAGATTAACCAACCGATGAGCGTCACATCGGCCAGATATGCATCCGCCACGGCCTGACTCTCATCGATCACACTCAAGAAGACATTCCCGGCAAAGCACTGTGGAGTCACGGCCACATTAGGATCTTTGCCGATGCACGATCCGCCGATATCCGTGACCTCGACTATATTCATGCTCGAGTAGACCTGATCCGCATCATCCTTATCCTTGTAGTGCACCCCGATACTCCCAGCACCGTTGATCAGTCCGGTGATGGTCGTGGGTTTGAGGATTAGGTATTGCGGAATGAACGTATGTCCATCGGGAACGACCAGGACAGTGTCCGTATTTGCGATACTGGTCAGATCCATGTTCGTCACGGTTCGTCTAATAAGCCTGGGCGTTGCCATAAATTACCTTTCTTAATATAGAAATCCGACTATTATTGTATCAGTCCGTTATCCTATGACCCATCGACCGAGATGATCTCGAAGGCGATATCACGATCGTCGCCCTCATCCGATCCTTCGGTATAGGTCACCTTGAAATGATTCTTTATTCCCAGGCTCAGACCGGCGAAGAAGCCATCACTATCAAGCGCCGGATCGAAGGCGAAGGAAGAGACAAGGCGATAATTCGTCCCATCAATCTTGTAATAGACCTTGACGGTTCCGGACACGGTGATGTTCGTCATATCCAGCCAGAAGCCACTCAGTATTCTCTTCACGCCATCGGTGAAGGAGAAGAGAATCTGTTCTCCTCCAGTATCGGTGTAGGTGTAGGTCCCGGTAGTCTCTTGAAGATTCTCGGTAGGTGAGATGCCATCGATCTGATCGGAGAGTGTCTTGAGCGTGTCGGAATCAGCACCCCTAATATTGGTCTCCGTCGTCGAGAGGGCCTGATCCAGAAACGCGGCTTTGCCGTCCGTCCAGGTCGCATTGGTCAGCGCGGTGGCCGACTTCGCGACGGTCGCATCTTTAGCAACAGTAGCGTCCTTGGCGACAGTGGCATCCTTCGCCACCGTGGAATCCTGCGCCAGGGATGTGAGAGCACCCGAATCGGGGAGTGCATCCGTGACCGACTTGATGCCGGTAAGACGGGACGCTACGGAACTATTCGCCACATCCCCGAGGACTCCGCCGAGGGTGGCCGTCCCTCCGGTATTGACCACCGTGCCGATCTGGTCGGTTTCTGGTTTTATTCTGGATGGTATAATATCGCTAGAAATTGCCATAAAGCACTACTCCTTAATTATTCGTTAACGTTAAAAATTGCTGCATAGGGGATAGCCCTGTCTGCACCTTCATCAGTATCTTCTTGATACGTAACTTTAAAATCATCTGTAATGCCCATGTTCAAGTTTATAAAAAAACCAGGTGTGTCTAGAGCTGGGTCAAACAAGGAGGCGTTTATTAACACATAGACGACGCCGTCGATCTTATAATAACTTCTAATCGTTCCTTTTTGCGTAATATTACTAAGGTCTAGCCACACTCCTTGAACGGTTTTAATAGTCGCCGTAACAATAGTAAAAATAGTTTGTTCCCCACCAGCATTAGTATATGTATACGTGCTTTTGGTCTTGCTCGTTACTGCCGGTGTTATAGAATCAATCTGATCACTAAGGGTCTTAAGAGTATCGTTGTCTACGCCTCTAATCGCAGTCGCAGCGGCTGTGATGGCAGCCTCTAAAAGAGACTCATCCGCAGGATCGGACGGAAGATTATCCGTTTTAGCTTTTATGTCTGCAACTTCTGGATTGACCTCAGCAAAAATTTCTGCGTCAAAAATCGTTGATGTAATAGGCATTTGTAATCCTTCTTATCGTTTGGCAAACAAAGCCGTAAAATTAATAGCATTAACTGCATTACTGCGAGAATATCTGATAATTATTCCCTTAATTGGAACGGGAATATCAGCAAGATAAACTTTGTCAGAAGCTAGAACAGCCGCGCCAAAAAGGTCCGTTGTCATATCTTTGGCGGCTCCATCTTTATTATAAAGAAAAACTTTTACAGTCATGTTAGTAAGAGTGCCTGTAACGATACTAAAACCTTTATTAAAGTCTGCTTGATTTCGTTCTGCTGTATAATCCACGTCTCCCGAATCTACATTTGTTCCAGCCACATCTATAACATAATCGGGATCTGTATAAATGGTTGAGGTTGCAACGGCCATAGTTAAGGCTCCTTAGGATTTTTTACTGAATTGGGCGTTAAAGCCACGCCAAGTATTTTAGTTAACCAAGGCGGAACTTCTGTCATGGCTTTTCCGGCAGCACCAACAGCACTAGATCCTGGGGTGGTACCCAAGCCAGCTAAAGCAGCAAGCCATGGATTTCCTGTTAACAAAGAAGTTAAGGCTAATCCGCCTTTTCCTATATTAGTCGGACTGGTTAATTTCTTATTCTGACTAGCTTCAATGGCGTCTCTTACTTCCATGCTCTTGGCCATGCGTTGATTGAGCTTCTTGACGTCTCCGCCTACTTTAGTATTGCTGGTAGCTTTCTCTATCTCGGTCTTCAAAAAGTTTCCTTTGTCATAAGAGGCTTTAGCAGCATCCGCTGTTCCCGGATCACCAGAGACTTTAAACTTAGCTTCTCTCCAAAAGATACGTTTTAACTTGTTGGCTTGTGAAACGGGAATCTCTCTGCCTTTAGAAAGCGTCCTAGAAATGTCAAAAAGTTCTTCTGCTTCGTCTCTCAAACCAGCTTTAGCTTTTCTGTTCGCAAGTTTAGTAATATCTGACTTAATAACCTTATCGCCAAGATTGATCTTAATGCCCGCCTCATCAGCAGTATTTAAAGTATTTTGCAGAGTAGATTCTATCTTCTGTGCATTAGCCAGATTCTTAGTAGCAAGCGCGTCCTGAGACAAAGCCGGACCTAATTCGTCAATTATGTATTTAGCTGCGTCACTTTTGATTTTCAAACCTTGGGCTACTTTGGTACCTTGTTCACCAATAAACCCCGTGACTTTACCTGCGCCTTTAATGCCTAAACCAAGGGCTTTGCCTATTACGTCTCCTCCGGCTTGTGCAGCAGCAGATTCGAGGCCTCCCTGAGCCATGGAAGTGGCCTGTTCTCCTACTGTCTTAGGAGCAGCTCCCAGAAGGTAAGTATTAATAATGTTCTCAAGACCTTTGCCTCCAGAACCGAGCAAAGCAGCGCCGCCTAAGCCACCAAAAGGACCGGCCGCAACAGTTCCTAACGCTCCTCCGAATAAGGTCCCGGCCATAGGCAAAGCACCGGCCGTACCGCGCAATAACTGTTTGCCCATTGATTCTTGGGCAGAGGGCGGTGTTTCTTGGGGAACAGGACTGCCCAACAAAGCCTGTTGTGCAGGATCTACAGGAGGTATTCCAGCAGCATCTAAAATCTCATCTACGGACGAAGCACCAGATATAGCCGGTATATTTGCTGCACGCTTAACAGCCTCCCTAGCTGCGTATTTAGGGCGTTCCCAATTCTTCGTAAACCATTTAGTAGCCTCTTGTGGAGTTGTGAATTCATTTTGAAGATATTTCTGTGTTTCCGGTTCGGATAAAGCAAAATCAATCTGACCCCGCCAATTACTTTGCCAATCTGGCACAGCTTGTTTAAGGGCCTCTCTGCGAGAGCCTGTATGTTGAAAAAGGCCTACCCCACCGATAGAGACGTTCTTTTCGTGTTGTCCAGGAATGAAATCTGACTCGTGCTTAATATTAGCAATCATGCCTACTGCGTGGGATTCGGGGACGCCCTTAGCTGTCAAGTAGGTGTAGATTTCGTTTGGATCAACTTGAGCGGTCGTATCCGTTACAGGAGCCGCCAATTCTTGATCTAAAATGTCATCAATTGATTTGGGCATTTTATGGGTTCCCGGCTCCGTAATCAATACCAAGTTGTTGTCTAATCTGCATAACTCTAGGATTAGATAACGCCTCTCCTAAGTTATGCTGCATTGCCGCACGTACTGCTTTATAGAGTCTCAGCGAATCTTCATCTGTATATTGAGAAACGTCTCCGCCTCTGTTTGCAATATTCATCAATTTAACTAATGACAATTCTGTGGCTTTCTTGGCGTTATTCTCTAATGTATTTTTAAACACTGTGGGATCGTCGCCAGCCCCGGGCATAGTAGGACGAAGTCTTTTCGCTTCCGCTTCGGAAATGGCAACACCAGAAATAGATTTCTGAAACAAGGCCAAAGATTGCTGAATGTTCTTGCGGGCATTTGTCCATTTAGGATCAACAGTCTGCATCAAACGTTCTCCTCCAGGAAGGAGAGAGGCAATTGCTTCTTTACCAACACTAGGACTAAATCCTTGTTCCACGTCCAGAAGAGTGTTTCGGTAACTGTTTCTCAAGGTATCAATATCTCCGATTGATTCGGCTTCTTTAGGAGTAATCTGAGATTTCCTTAACGCCAAAGCATTACTTTGGTTTTCTTGCGTCTGTGCTCCTTGCATAGCAATACGCTCGCGAGTCTGAAACATCTTATCTTCTAATGCAGCTTGTCGCTTCTGTTCTGGAGTCTCAAGATTGGTAATCTGTTTACCGAGTAAAATTGTCTGTAACAGCTCTTTAGTTTGATCAGCAGGATCTTTAACAGCCTTAGCTGAAAGAACCTTCTCCGCCAAATCAGGCCGCAGTCTGGCCATATTAGCCAAGAACTCATTAGAAGTGAAGTCAACAGGTGGAGTCACGGGGGCAGTAGGCACCCCACCTTGTTCGCCTGGAAGAATTCCTGCTGTGTCGCCACCGCCGAAAGCTTGTTGAACTTCCGGGTGGTCTAAAAGGTCCATGTTATTGGGCAATCCTCCTGCGCCCGCGAGCGCCTGTCCATATTCGGCAACTGGGGCGGTGTGGGGGTTCCCTTGAAGCAATTCAAGAAGATTCTTCTCTTCCCTAGATTGGCGCATCATCTGAGAACCGGCAAAAAACGGTGCGCTTAAATCAATACCCGAATCAGGGAAAAACAGTTTACCGGCAATACCCGCTAAGGTACCAATAAGGTTTAGGGTATTTTCCCCGCCTTTTCCCGGTGTCTTTGGTTTGTTTATTTCTGCCACGTTATCCCTTTAAAAAAGACTTGATTTCGCTTTTGTTTTGGTGTTTGCCTCTTCTTTGGCTCTTGTCGTAGTGGCTCGTCCCGCAGATACTCCAGCCATACCTTGAAGATTCTGTAATAGATTAGAACCTATCCCCAATTCACCAGCTTGTTGTGCGCGTGCACCGAGGGCCAAACGATTACGAGCTTCAATTAAAGCCTGTCGTTGTACATCAAATTCTCGCTGTTGGGCTAAAGCTCCAGGAATCATTGCGTTTTGAGCACCTGCTCCAGCTAAAGCCCCTTGATATCCTAATGCAGCTAACAAAGCACTGTTGTTTCCTGTGCCACCAACTGACAGAGCATTAGCCAAAGATTGCTGTTGCTGCGACTGTTGTCCTTTAATATCCTGAACACCTCTAGACAACATGTTCTGGATAATAGGATCTGCTTGGTTTGAGAACAAAGGCGCACGTTCTAGTGTAATTGGTGTTCCAGCCAACTGCCCATACATATTAGCCAACTGGTTATAGTTCTGTTTGAACTGTTGCTGATAAGGCGCAATTCCAGTTACGCGAGAGTCTTCTGTTTTATAGCCCGAAGAGACTTGATTAGTGTCGCTTGTTTTTTTAGATCCCATAATATTTCTTTAAATCTCCCGAAGCCATTTTCGGATTTCCCCGTCTAATCATATTTGAGTATTCACTATTACGAGTATAGCCTTCTGGCGTATTAACAATCGGGCTTGGTTGTTGGGGTTTGTGTTTGAATAATCCTGGGTTTTTCTGGATATAATCTCTTACCATTCCCGAGATTTGTGCGCCTTTTTGGCTTAATGGAGACAGAGGCTGTTGTCCTGTAAAAGGTAAAGCAGGCTGTGCTTGTGGTACTTGTAAAGGTCCTGACATTGTTGGCGGAGGCGCATAACTCGGAACTTGTCCCGTATTAGCTATCCCAGATAAATTCTGAATAAGACTACCAGACCCGGGCTGTTGATAATCTTGGTATTGAATTGTGCCATATGGATTATAGGCTTGTTGCTGGGGATATTGCTGGGTTCCCCCAGCAATAGGCGGGACAATCTGAGAACCGCCTTGCTGTGTATTTTGTGTCAAACCTTTTCTAGAACCCATATTAGTATCCTGGCCCTGTGCCTGTGGGCATTCTTCCTGGGCCTTTTTGTCGTGATTGTAGAATCTCTAACAGACTTGGTTGTGCAAACTGGGGAATGCCTCCAGGATTAGAGCCGTAATCAAGAAATGGCCCCTTTTGAGCTGGCGGCGTCGCAGCACTAGTCATTCCTGACATTCCACTTGCGGCCAGTTGGTCAATTCCAACGTTCATCGCTCCATTGGCTGCACCGGAAAGAGGATTTTCTCCTGAAACTGCATTAGAGAGCCCTCCAGCAATTGCGCTACCAGCAACAACTCCGGCAGGACCAAGAGGAGCCAGAGCTAGAGGTAATGCAATCTGCCCTAACTTTTTAATGAATCCGCCCACAAATACACCCCATTTAAAACTTCTTTATTTACGGCGTTAAAGACTTCGTCTGCCATTGCGTATCTGTTCTCGTCTTCAAATTTGCCTTTAATAAATACTTCTTTTTCGAATACGCCTTCTTTGGTAAACCCAGTCAATTCTAAATTCTTGTTTAGTCCAATATCAGAAGATAGCGTTTCAATTATACACTTCTTGAACCCAAGACGATTAAAAGCGTAGTCCATTATAATAATCACGGCTTCCGTAGGTATTCGGTTCTTCTGATACTCTGCGTTGATAACTGTTCCAATATAAAACGCTCGATTCGTCTTAGTATCTGGAATCATCTGACACATTCCAACTATATCCAAGGAGTCTTTAAGATAAATCAAGAATACTTCGCCGTTAATCAATCTCGGGTAATTTTCAAAATCAACCTGTCCAAGGGCTCGGGGATAATGACGAAACAGGTTGTTATACTTTTCGTCATAAAACCAAGAGGCGAGAACCGCCCACTTATCTGGGGTAAAAGGAACCAACTGTAATCGTTTACTAGACAACATGTGTTGTATTATTTGACAATCTCAATCGTGCCAGATCGTGCCACGAAGGTGCACGTAGCAACGGCACTTCCCCACGTAAAGGAAACTGTAATGTCCTTAGCCAAAGTAGTGTCAACTGTAATAGCGGCTGCGTTAGTCGCGCCGGTGCCCGCCGTACCCATTCCTCGTGCAACTGGAATGGTATTGCTGTTCCACATAACTTTGCCTTGAGCTTCAATAGTTCCGGTTGCTCCGGTGGTAATAGCTGTAAGCAAAAATTCACACTCAACCAAGGAATTGGCTAAACTGACTGCCGGGGTGAAAGCTCCGGTATCTAACAGAACTGTTCCGGCCACCCCACCATAATAAACTTTAATTCTGGCTGTAGCGGGACCTGCACCAGCTGTGTTCATTCGGCCCCACAACTTGCCTCTGATAGTAGTTCCAGCTTTAAGAAAGTTGGCCGGAAGAGTAGTAGTCAAATCCGCAATTGCTAATTCAGTAGCGGTATTATCGGCAGTATAAGCCGTAGTCATGGACTTCGCAGTCAATCCCGCATTAAGACTCGTAAGGCTTCTCAAAGAGCCTTCATAACAAGAACCCGTACCTGTCTGTGTAGACTTTACAGGAGCCACACTATTACCGGAACCAGACTGAATTGCTTCAATAGCAGCAGCATTTCCTGATTTCGTAATTTTAATAGTAGAACCGGACCCTGTATCAGAAAACTCTAATGATGGCACCGTAGAAGACGAATTGCTCATTTCAACATAAACAAGAGCGGAATTGACTTGGGCTGCAGCGGTAGCAATCTTAAAGCCATACTTACTGGCGGCCATGACAGCACTGACAATCAAAGAAAGATTGTGGGTGTTTGCGTCAGAAACAGTCCAAGAATGTGAAGAGGTCCACGGATACGGCACAGTTGTCTTGATGTTATTCGTAGGATCAAAGTTGCTCCCATTAATAAAATCTCTAAGATATTTATCTTGTGAATTGACTTCTGTACCTTGCGCAACTTGTCCGTTGGCAAATTCAGCGTCCGCAACTGGTAAGACTGCAAGTGTCATTTGTTTATCCTATAATATTAATTGGAGAAAACCCTACTGGGAATGAAGGACTCAAATAACAGAAGTTGTCTATATCTGTTGTTCCCGGACGATACAGTAAAAGAGGTTCTCCGTCTGAATCTTTTATAAGCTGTGTATCCCAAAAAGAGTTACTCGCCACACTAAAAAGGGGGTACCACTTCATGTCAATTTCTCTGTTGGCAAGGTCTATTCTAAAAACCGTCGTACCTTGCGTAACTGCGGCATTGACCAAATACAAAATACTGCCTTTCAAAACTATGTTATTAGGAATGGTCGTAACTGTTGGAGTACCTGAATGCAATCCTGGTAGACCATACTCAGAGACTGTTCTTGTCACTAAATCAATCGCTAGCAAAGCTGCACCGAATCTATGATCAGCACTTGTAATGGATTTACCTGAATCACTGGCCGCAGGACACAACAAATACCCATTATATTCTACTATTTGACCCATTCGGTAGCGTCGGTTTGCTGTCGTGATGGTATTAGTAAGGGTCATCGTTCCCGGTGCTACTTGATAGATTTTAGACGCTGATATCGCGGCGTCGTGTTCTGTGACATAGATATTCCCATCACTTGCATATATACAACCCAAGCCCAACGATCCTGTGGTAGTGCTTAAAGTCAATATTGTAGCAGCTCCCCCGCCTTTTGCAAATTTAACTAAATCAGTGCCTCGGTTTGCATTTATATTAGTGGTTACTATGTAAAAACTAGTCTGGTCATCTGTAAAGTCTAATATCGGGTCGGCTGCAACTACTGTTCCTGTATTGCTGTGCGTGGTTGTTAATGTGAAAGTTGAAATTTTAACTTCCGCGACTGAAACAATGTTTGATCCACTTGCAGCTCTAGTGCAAATATAAATCTTGTCTTCGTCTTTTTTAACTCTTATTTTACCTGCGCCAACTCCGGCAAATATAGTTAATACTGATCTACTGCCATCGGTTCGGCTTATACGATAAAGACTAGTCGATGTCGTAGAAGAAGTGGTTACATAAAAATAATTTCCATCAGTAGCAACGGATGTATAGTTTAAAGCCGACGCTCCACTAACCGCAGAAGGATGCGGCAGAATATTTAAGTCATTAAGGTCCCCAACAAAAAGATCGTCAACTTGGAGTTGTTGGTTTGTGTCTTGGTAACTGTCGTCTCCAACCGCACTAAGAGATTCTCCTGTAACCGGATTTCCCCCGATCAAAATAATCTTGAAGTTGACTCCGGGTTTGGTGGATCTAACATCTACCGCTTTATTAGAAATCTCTTGTACGTATACATCTCCTACAAGAGGGAACCAAGCAACTGGCCTGGGAGTCATGCTGTGATTAAACAATTTCTCCGTGTCTGACTCTGTGTTGGTAGTACCGCTAATAGTCTGGAAATTGAAATTATCAATTGACACTCGCCCAGCCAGAACTTCACGAATAGCAGAAAAGTTCTTCTGTACTATTACATCTATATTAGTAGGCAGAATAGCCGGTATCGTCATATTCAAACACTATCAAGTTGAGTAACTCGTCCAATGCCTTTAATGGCTATAGGCTGATCGGCAAAAATGTTGTTCACCCCATACCGACCAAAGAAGGCTCTGCGCTTGGGGAAAAAGGTCAAAAGCTTAAACTTAAGAGAAGACCAATTAAACTGATTCCAATTCGAACTGTTCCACAGAGTGGTGCTGGTAGACAAGGTCGTCGTCTTCGTTCGGACTATAACATCCTCGTCACAGTCTTCCTCGAACGTGTGTGTGACAGTGTTGTTGGCTGTGTTACCAGACCCAATAATAAAAGCGTAATACGAATGAAAAACCTTGTATATTGTCGAGTGTTGTTCCTCTTCCCAAGGGGTCCGTATATCCCAGTAAATTCCCTTGGTGTTATCGTTTCCGCCGTCGTTCATCTTATAGAACAAACCCACTGCGTCAGAACAACCAAAGTAGAACGTGGTCGTGTTATTCTCTGTTCCAGAGAATAGGCAACTTGCTCTTAGTCCTGGATGAATGGTACTATCTACACCTGGAGTATAGTAGGTCCAGGCAACTTCCTGCGTGGCTTGAAAATTTCTATAATGACCAACAAATTGAAAGTCTGGTTCTATTGCACCTGGACGGCACACTGAGAACATAATCTGTTGTGTGTCGGTCTTGGTTATACCTGAAAACTTGTAAAACTGATTAAAATTAAGGGCGTTTAGCGTGTTGCGGATTCTCTTGCCTAAACGATAAATCGTAACTCCGTCGGTGGCGTAAATGTCATTCTTTCCAAGCCATGCCACGACATTATCTATCATGGCGGTTACGTGTCCAGATAAACACGTTACTCCGTTTGAAATCTCTTCATATAGATACTTTTGGGAGCCTTGTCGTTCTAAGCCTCCCTGTATTGCGTCTACTCTAACTAGTCTACCTACAGACCTCTGTTTAAGGACTATCGTAGTAGTACCTGATTGGACCAGGCCTAGAATAATATCCCCGTCATTTATGTTACAATCTATAAAATCAAGAGCCTGGAAGGACTCGGGCATTGATCCACCGAGGCCGATTTTGCTATACTGGATACGGCTAGGATTAGATTTAAAACCAGCAACAAAAATACGATTGTCATTAACAACTGCGTAGGTGACTTTTTCAGACAAACGGGAGTTATCTAACTCCATTTCATTTCCAAGACTTCCGTCTGAATTAGTCGAATTAAATATGGTCTCGTTGATGTTTATTTCGCCGTCTTTAAAGAAGACGTTCCCACCAGAAACCGTTCGATAAATCCAAATCTTGTCGGCAGTAACCGAATCTCCTGCGGTTACTTGTATACGTATCCCTGCTAAAGAATCTGTCGTAGTAAAGATAGCCGAAGGCAAAGAAGGTGACGATTGCGCTCCGGTGGAGCTATTTACATATACGTACGCAAATAGGTACGATCCTGAATTGTTCAGATTACCGCTAATGTTCGACACAAACGTAGGTGCGGAAGCGGGTTGACTTATGCCTATTTGTCTTGTCGAAATACCGTCATAAAGAAAATCATCTTTGCCATTAAAAATAAACGCCAGATTTCGAAACTGTAAAATAGTCGGTTTGATGTTATCTGCTAATCCCGATAAAATCGTAGTCGGAACGCCAGTACCGTTTTGTTTTCCTAATATACCCGAAGTGCCGGTTATGGTCGAGCCTTCTCCATACAGAAGTATCTCAGATGTTCCATTAGTCTTGGTATAGTTAAATCCTTGTCGAATACGTCTAGTACCCCACGCTGCATTTTGGGGTGTATAACCTGATCTTTTCTTAGCCAGAGAATCGTCTACTAAGTCTGTGTTGTGCGCCTTAGAAAGAGTACCTGTCAAATCGGGCGATCCTACCGCAGTAGTGTCGTCTGTGCCTTTTATGAAGGAAATCAGCTTTCCGTAATTAGGATTTCTAATTCCCATTTTAGTAGTCTGTCGTCGCCCAAGTTCTGCGTAAAAAATCGTTAAATGTAACTCCGGAAGAACCAAGTTCCTCTTCCCAAAATTTAAAACGTGTTCCTGATTCTAAATGCTGCATATCGGCTGCAATGGCGTTAAACACTAAGGAGTTGACAATTCTTGGGGTGCCAACTTCATTAATCACCGCTTGATATCTGGTATCGTCAAAATACATGAAACCTTCGGCAATCATCTTCTTAGTTACAATTTGATGGACAAAACTTGGAACGCCTAAGTCATCCTCTAAATCATCGGAATCAGAGGTCGATTCGATAGCCTTTGATTTGTACAAGAATTTAACAACAATAGCCTCATCGGGAATGTCGGTCAAAATGATCTTATAATTACCCCACGGCGCATATCTGGACGGCTGTCCCGGATTGTCGTTCAAAGGAAAGTGTTTTCTAATTTCTCTAAGTTCTGCGGGCAAGATAGGTCGTCCGTTGGTACTGTCCCACATACACTCGATGTGTCTCGCAGAACGGATGTCTCCATCACCACTAACTAACATAGAATCACTTAAGTCGTACTCTTCTGTGGCGGGAGTGGTAGTAAACTGATCGGCCTTGTGAGTCCATTCCCAATCGTGAATGTCGAACAGCTCATTTAAAACCTGATTAAATGAAATCTCTAGGTAGGTGCGAAATTCGTCGGAATCTTGTCCTGTAATCGCTTCAACTCTATCTAGTATATTTCCGCGTGTTAATGCCATGTTATTAATCCACTACCATTTGAATATAATGTTTAGGATACTCAAGACGATTGCTGGGCAAATCACACTTAAATTCTCTTTGCGCTTTTGTGCGATCAATCAAACCTTTTCTGCACAGCTCCGTAAGAATTGCTAAATAACCTCGCCACAATAGTTCTTCGGGAACTTCCACCCCATCAGGGGTAATCCCTTTTTCAATTATACTTGCAGCGGTGCTTTCTTTTCCATCCTTGACTAATTTCTTTAAGTCAACACCCGCAATTGAGTATTTAGGTACAAAATGTTGTGGGACCGCCATAATGTATCGGTGCTGCAATCCGGAGTATAGCCCACAAATAGGATAATCTTTGTGGGGATAAACTATATCTGTATTCTGCACACGAAGGACACTATTCAATTTACTTAACTTGCGCTTGAATGTAGATAATTCCATTCCGTCCATGCTTCGCTTCTTCCTTTCAGGAAGATAATTAAGAAAGGGGACTGCCTGAGCAATCCCCAATCATAATTAACCTCCGGTCGCAGCTCCACGAATTTGCAGACACAAATCGGGACTGGAATCGTTGTCTCCAGAGAAACCACCGCCGACGTACTTCACTCCGAATTGGAGTTTATATCCGGCAGTCGCAATCTGATTGAGAGGATCAGCCGTTCCAGCAGAACCAGCTTGTTTCACAATCAAATCAATGTGGTCTTTATCGAACGAAGTGCAAGCAAACGCATCCTTTGCAAGCATGAGCGTTCGATAGACATTCACTGAGCCAGAATTGGCAGCAGAGCTAATATTGCTTGATTTCACAATACGAGCACCATAAACCTTGCCAATTTCGCCATTAAGAGGTTTGTCGGCAAGACCAGCTACGTATTTATTCAATTCAATGAAACCACCGGCAGACGTATCGCCCATAATATCGTGAGCAATGCGGGGATGAACAACCCACACATAATCTCCGTCAATCGTAGGCGCATCTTGCGCATCAAGTTCACGAACAGCCTTTTGAGCATCAAGTGCAACGAACGTCTCATTAGCAGCAATATCGTTATCGGTAGAATTGCCGGAACCAACATACTGAATCAGAGTCGTTGCATTGGCAACAAGATGATCGCGGACAATCCGATCAGTGGACAAAGCCGCAGTGTATCCAAGTTCCTCAGACACGTCTTCCAGAACAGGATCAACCGCAGTCAGGATCAACCAATCAGACAACGAAATATACTGGCCGTACTGTTTAACAGTAACCGTATATTTATTGGTTTTGATGGTTGCAGAACTGGGAACAACGCCCTCGGAGAGTTCGCTGACGCTAGCCGCAACATGACCAAACTTCAACATGAAGCTGTCCACGCCGTTACCTTTGGGGTGCATCTTTTTCTTTCCAAGACCCCACAATTTCAAATTACTCTTCGCCGTCTCAAGCAACATCTTATGATAATAAGAGTGCAGATTGCCCGACAACGAAGAAGTTGTTTCGGGATTCGCCATTTTAAATTTCCTTTATTTTTTTGGGTCTATTTTTCCGTTGCGGAAAGCTTCGCGCATTTCAGCCGCAGACATTTTGTCAATATTAACTGTGCTTGGGCCTTTTGTACCTGAAGCTCCTTCAATCTGCGCTTTTCCTTTTTTAACCGCAGTTCGTTCGCCTTTTCTAACACCCCGCTTTTCGGCTTTTCTGGCAGCTTCGTCGGTTTTCACCCCACGAGCGGCATAGAACAGGATGTGTAGCAGCCGTGGATCGTTGGCTGATCCGTTAGCTTTAATCAAGTCTTCATACTGCGTAGCAATTTGAGACATGACTGGCTCTAAAGAACGGAATTCCTCATTCTGCATCAGACGGGAATATTCGGTTTCAAAGCGCACAGATTGTGCTTCGGCACGCGCCTCTTCCGCTTCTTTTCTAGCAATCATTCGAACCGCTTCAACGGGGTTCTTCTTCACCGCTTCGGCAAACTGCTCAATTTCAGCTTTGGTATCGATTGAAGGTCGACCAATTTGCTGTTTTAATTGGTGCAGTTCGTTTCCACGACGGCTAAACGCGGATTCAAGCTCTGAGTAGCTTTTAATGACATCTTCATGCGTTCTGAATCTGCCAGGAACTACCCATTTCTCTTCTTGCGTTTCGTCAGAGTCTTTCGACTCTTCAGTCTCTTCTGAGGTTTCCTCGGATGTTTCCAAGACCTCTTCATTCGTTTCCGATTCCTGGGTTTTAGTTGAGGTTTCCGCGTCTTCCGACTCGGCCTCGTCAACCACGGTATTTTCGGCTGCGGGCATATTTTATTCTCCTTGTGCGACTACGTTTTACCGTATTGGTCGCGTTCCTGTTTTTCGGCTTCCAAGTTTTCGAGTCTAAGAAGTGCTTCGCCGTGTTGTTGGCATAAGGCTTCTACAGTCTCTAACATGGATTTAAAAGCTCTAAATCTTTCTTGAAGACGCAACATTTTCTTCGGGTCTTCTTCATTCAAAATCTGGTCATTGATAACTTGTAAAACTTGTTTAAAGTGTGCGTCCACAACCGCCCAACCAGGCATACCCATCAGTTCTTTTACAGAACCCAATAGAGCTAATTCGTGTCGTAGATTTTTCTCTTCTTCGACAGAATCAAGTTCTTCCATTACACGGTTCCTTGTGATCCTTCAGGAGGCTGTTCTACTGGCTTTCCGGTTTCATCTACAGGAATAACCTGTACCGGCTGTCCTGCTTCATCAACAAATTGTCCGTCAGGAGTTTGAATAATCGTTGTCTGCGAGGGACCTACGTACTTCTCCGGGTGGGGCATTCCTGCCAGTTTTGCAGTGTCTTTAATAAGCTCTTCAACTTTAATATTAACATTGGGCTTGACTTTGATTATCTGTCCAACAGTCTGTAAGAAATAACCCATATTGCCGCGCCGCTCATCAATAGAGAGTTTTTGTGGATTGCTCGTAGATTTAAAATCGACCTCTGTCAAAAACGCATCAGACGGAAGATGTTTGTAGGGATTTTCGGTGTCTTCTCCCGCAATTCTATAATACACATCGTCTGTAATCAGGTCTCGATTATACCAGTTAAGCATGTGAGCCAGGGGCTTGAAAAAAGTTTGTTCCTGCAACCGCGCTTTTGTCAGAAGGCGTCTGTTTCCTTTGCCTGCCATGAAATTAACGCCGGTCGCCGTTCCAGAGAACGCACCTCCAACTGAGGCCACGTCTTGACGTGGATTCACAATTTCCGTCGTATTTTGAATATCCCAATCAATCCTAGCTAATTCATTAACACTCGAAGAGGTTACTTGCCCCATATCCATGGGACGAATACCATTCAGGTCATTGGTAAGAATTACTTTATTAGGAGCGGTGTACAGTTCCCGTAAATTAACTCCTGCGTGACGTTCAACCAACCACACTCTATTAAGACTAATGTTGGCGACATCCAGACGGGCATTTCGTAATGCGGTTGCTTCTTCAATAAGACCTTTGATATGATGCAACTCTCCATATCCGTAAGCTTCGCCCTCAATCGAATAGTCATTAGACATGAGAAAAGGTTTAAACTTAAATTTAAAAGGATTAAGGTC